CACGCGAGCCAGCCGAGCGGGCTGTAGAGCCCCGACAGCTGGAAGCCCCGAACCCGGCCGCCTTGTGCGCCGGGGTTGAGCGGCACCCATCGGCCGGCGGCCAACATGCCAGGCTTCTGGTGCTCCTTGATGACGCACCCGGACTCGCGGCAGACGTAGTGCACAGATGCCGCGATCGGCGCCCCGCTGGGGGCTTTGTCCCACTTCAGCCCCCAGGGCTCGGAGATGCCGAGCTCAAGCTGCTGCATCGCCCCGCAGTGCGGGCACGGAACGTGGAGCCGGCAGTTGTCGGACGCCAGCAGCGCCGCCTCGATGCGGCTGTAGCCCTTCGTCGTCGGCGTGCTCGTGCGCAGCCGCTTGCGCCTGGTGAAGGTGGTCTGCCGCGCCTCGGCGAGTTTCGACGGGTCGCCTTCGCCGTCGACGTCGTGCGGGAAGTTGTCCACCTCGTCGAGATACAGGTCCCGCACCGGGGTAGATCGCAGATCGGCCGCGCTGTTGGCTCCTGCCACGACCAGAACACCGCCGGTGAATTCCTTCAGGAGGGTGGTGTTCGCCTTGTCGCGACTGCGATTCTGGGCAACGCGCTCGCGCAACTGCTGGCTGCCAGTGAGTAGCGGGGCAATCCGCTGCCGGCTGTTGCGCTTGGCGACGGTGTTCGTCGGCCAGACGATCATGATCGGGCCCGGGTTGTTCGCGATGGCGGACCCGAGGCAATTCAGGAGCGCCGATGTCTTGCCGGTCTGCGCTGCCCACTGTAGAACGACCTCCTCCACCGCGCTGCGCGGACTCATGCAATCCTGCGGCTCCTGGGCGTAGGGAGTCCGGGTCACGCGGTAGGGCCCAGGCTCCGAGCTTTCGACGCTGCTTAAGTAGCGCTCGGATTCGGCCCACTCGGTGACGGTCTGCCGAGGCGGTGGGCGCATGAATTCGCGGATCAGCTCTCGCGCCAGATCGCGCGACTGCGCGTCGAATTCCCCCTCTAGGCGTTCGGCCAGTGTGGTCACTGGGCGTACTCCGCGACCTGGGTCAGGATCTGATCCATCTCGTCCTGCAAGATGTCGTGCACCTTGATCTCGTCGGACTCGGCGGCGAGCACGGACTGAAGTCGCGCCGGGACCTGCAGCAGCGACTGCCGGAGCCCGACCAGGATCCGCGCCATCTCAGACCGAACGACCTCTCGGCGGACGAGCGCCGCCTTGCGCTCCAGGACGCTAAGTTCGCGCTCCTCGGCCTCAGAAATTGCCCACCGTGTGCGGGCGTCTTGGTAGGCGCTCGGCTGGTGTGCGTTGACGCGCGGCTTGCCGTTCGCCTTCGCCGAAGCGTCGTCAATGCGTTGCCGGACGTGCGCAGCCTTCCAGGCCGCCGCGGCTTCCACCGATGTGGTGGGCATGCCGGCCCGCTTGTAGCGCGTCACCAGGGCGGGACTGACATTCAATCCGCGGGCTATATCGGCTTGCGTCGTCATGCATTCCAGGAATTTACAATGTCAGCGGCCACTTACTAGCGCGATTTCGCGCCGCTTCGCTGCCGTGCAGCCAAGTCTGTGGAGGGACCCTCAATCACTTCTGATTGAACCGGCTGACATAGAACTTCGCTTCACGCTCGAACACCTCGGGGAACTTACGCTGCATGAAGTCGCGCACTGGCCCATTGATGCGGCGGGTGTTGAACATCTGGCCGACGTCGATCACCTGCACCGGCTTGATGGGCAGGCGCGCCTTGCCCTCCCTCTCGAATACGGTGCGCCCCTTGTTGCCTATGAATGCGCCTTTCAGAGGCTTAGCTGGTCCGGTGCGCTTGACCTTGACGAACAGCTGATTCAGCGTGCCGGCCTTGCGCCGCTTCTTCGCCTGGGCGAGCGATGTCTTGCGCTCGACGAAGGCGATGATGTTGGCGGACCGCTTTACCCCGCGCTTCCCGCCGATCAGTGAGCCCTCGACGAGGAACGCGCCCTGCTTCAGGCTCGCCCTGCGCACCCTCAGTCGTTCGCGCACGTAGCCTGCCGTGACGTTGAATTCCCTCGTGATCGACCTGATCATCTGCGTCCGGCCCTGGTCGATGGTCTTGTTGACCGCCGAGACGGTGGCCTTTTGCCTGATGTCCTGCGCCAGATTGCCCAGCCTGCGGGCCACCTGGTCGACGCTGGTGCGGATGTCGATCGCGATCACGGCTTGCAGCGATCGGGGTTTGCCACGCGCGCCGGCTTGGCCTTGGCTGGTGCTGCCGGCTTGGCCGGCGGGTGCAGGCACTCGGCCGCCACGGGTGGCAGGCGCGGCTCGGCAGGCCGTGCCGCGAGCACGAGATGCAGGCACTCCATCTCGCTGCGGGTGGTGCTCTTGGCGTGGCTGAACAGGCCCCACAGGATGCTGAAGCTCTCGCTGTCGCCCTTGGGGCACAGGCCGGCCGGCAACGGCGTGGCGAAGGTGGGGATGCTCACAAACGCAAAGCTGTTGCCGCCGTCATACGTGGGGCTCATGCTTTGTGTGTTGCCCTGGGTCTGGTTCTGCGTCTGGCTCTGCGTGGCGCTGTTGGTAACGCTCTGCGCCGGCTGCAGCTGCGGCATAGGCTTGGGGATGTGCTCGCGATCCGTAGCGTGGGCGGTGATGGCCAGCAGCATGGCTGCGGTGGTGATGGCTCGTTTCATGTCGTCCCTTCGGTGGTTGTAGTCTTGTGCAGCGCATCAAGGCGGAAGGCCTCCTTTGCCTGCTCGTGTGTCACTGCGAACTGCGCGAGCAGCGACCGATAGGCCCTATCCTGCAACCCACTCCGACGAACCCGATCGAATTGGGGTGATCTGGCGACGGTTCGGGCGCAGCAGCCGATGCAACCCTGCGTGAATCCGTGATGCGGGCCGGCCGCCGCCGTGCGGCAGTTCTCGCAGGTCATCAAGGCAACCGCGACGGAAAGCTCGGCTTGGGTGGTGTCGGTGCTCATACCGCCCTCGCTTGCGCTGTCACCGCCACGGCCAACGCCGACCATGCATGCGACTTCAAGCCGTACGTCGGGCCGGGCGTCTTCTTCGTGCCGGGCTCACCGATCCGGTCGATCAGCGCCTGGCGAATGTTGGAGTCCTTCGCCCGCGGGTTTCCGCAGAGTTCCAACTTCACGTCGCGTCGGAACACCAGCAGCACCTCGTCGGGTTCCCTCCATGCCTGCTGAAACCGGCCGATCCACCGCACAGTGTCGAAGGTCGTCTGGCCGACCGTCATGCCCATGCCAGCGATCATTTCGATCGCGAGCGCGTCGCAGCGCTGGCCGTGCTTGATCCACGGCAGCATGTCGGCGTTCGGGTGCACGCCGGAGTCGACGACCCTGCCTTGATCGAGGATGCACCACCCGGATTCTGTGGTGCCTGGGTCGATCGCGAAAAGGCGGGCGATCATCGGTAGGCCCGCTCCAGCATGTCAGCGACCACCACGCACAGCAGAATCAGCAGCACCACATCGATGGCGCTCCAGCGCCCAGAGAATGGCCATGGCGCCCCCTCCTGGCACTGTTCGGGGTGCGGGCAGTGCTCCGCGCCGCGTTGCCCGCAGTCGCCCTTGCATGCTGGGTAGGTCATGGCGTCCTCCGTCGGTCAATCTCCGCCTTGCACCTGGCGCAGACCAGCTGCTGGAAGCCGGCGTAGAACCGCCTGCCGCTGCCATCGCGCATTGCCCGGCGGCCGCAGCGGATGCACTGGAACCCGGGCCACAGGGCATCGACGGTGGGGGTCTGGGTGGCGTGGCTCATGCCTTCCCCAAACGCGCGCCCGATCGGGCGTAGGCCTCTGGCGTCATCAGCTCCACCCACCCATCCTTGCGCACCATCACGCCGTCCGTGGCCTGATGCAGCGTCTCCCGGCCCCGCTCGCATAGCCGCTCGACCACCACGGCGCGGTCCTCCTGCAGATGCCGGCCGCAGCGGCTGCGGATCTGGCAGAAGCCCCCCAGACATGCGGCGCCGCTCATGACGCCTCCTGCTGCAGCATCGCGTTGACGTCGTCGTCGGCCAGGCCTTGCGGGATGGCCCGCTGGGCTCGCTTGGCCTCGATGGCTGCGGCCAGGCCGGCGAAGGCGTTCGGCACACCTGCCCCGTGCGCCCGAAACCTGGCCGCGTCGGCTGCGACCTGCGGCGATCGCGCGACCTGCTCCGGAGGGTGCGCGCCGCTGTAGCCGACCCGCAAAAACTGGTCGTAGCATGGCCTGCACCGGGCGCCGAAACTCGACAGCGTGGAGCGCGGTGTTGCAGTGCCGCAATACCGGCATGGGATGTGGTCATCCGCCGGGGTTTCGGCCATGCGTTCGGCCGTCTCCTTGCGCACATCCGCGAACGCCTTCGGCTTGCGTGCACTCATCGCGTCTCCTTCGCGGCCTTGTCGAGCCAGTTGCTCCACGTCTGCCGCCAGCCCTTCACGCTGCGGCGCGTCCCCGCCCCCTTGCCCGAGACCCAGTACTGCCGGAACCTCTCGGCCTCGCGGAGCGCCTCGGTCGCCTTGAAGCCCAGGGCCAGCGCGTCGTTGCCCCAGTCTTCCGGCAACTGGAACCCGGCTGCGATCGGCACCACGGCTTTGCCGTTGAGGGCTTCGGCGTTGAGGCCGTCGAAGGCGGGCGGCGGAGTCGGCGGTGCGTGTGCCGAAGGCGCCGCGCCGCAACCTCCGACCGAAGGGAGGAGGTTCCCCTGAATTCGAGGTGTCTCTGACACCGAGTGGTGTCTGGTGTCTGGTGTCTGGTTAGGTTCATCGTTCGTTGCACGATTCGTGCTCTGGTCGTGCTTCTCGCGTGCTCGTTTTCGTGCGTCCTCTCGTTCCACGGCGATGCGACGATTCGTCTCCGCTTGCTCAGACGCTTTGTGCAGCTCCTGGTCGGCTCGATCGTTCACGAGGCCTGCATCAGTCGTGCGCCAAAACTGCGACGCAATGGAGTCGATCGCATCACGCTCGGCCTTGTCGGTGGCCCTCAGCATTCGGTGCAGCGCCTTGCCTGTTGGCAACGGCTTCTCGGTCGCGTAGTAGTGCTGCAGCATCAGCATGTACGCACCGTGCTCCGTGACTGACAGGTGCGCGGTGTCGCGCTGGTAGTCGCCGATGTAGAGCTTGAAGAAGTTCATGCGCCCCGCCGCTCCATCTCGAGCCACCCCTCCACCTCGTCGAGGCTATCGAACATGCGCAGCTGCCCCCAGCGTGTCGCGTAGAAGCCGCATTGCGGGTCAGTGTGCAGCTCGAACCCGGCCAGTGCAGCGGTCGCGCGCAACGTCGCGAAACGCTTCGCGTCGTGCTCCGGCAGAGCGATATTGGTGACCGTCATGCGGCCTCCTGAAGCGCCGCCCGCTCGGCGTAGTTCGCCGCGACCACCGCCATCGCGACAGCCGGCGCGACCGAGTTGCCGCACATGCGAACCTGTGCCGCCTTGGACAGCGTGCGGCCGTCTGCGCCGCGGTCGATCACGTAGCTGTCGGGGAATCCCTGCGCCCGGTACAACTCGCGCGGCTGCAGCATGCGCATGCCGATGTCGGCGATGGCGTACAACTCGCCGTGCACAGTCACCAGGCTGAACCGGTCATGCGTCGGGATCGTGTGCAGCGGGTCGCGCAGATCCTGGTCCTGCCCTCCCTGCCCATAGAACTTGGTGAGCAGGGCGCGAACCTCGGCGTGATGCGTGCCCTGCGCGCTGACGGTGCCGAGTGGGGATTCAGTCGACGCGCTGGCGCTGGTGCCGCGCAGCTTGGCCAGGTGGCTGGTGACGAGGTGATGATGGTCCTGCGTTGTGATCGTGCTGCATGGCTTGTCGAGCGGCGCACCCGGCGTCTCGTGCCCGCCGTAGTGCTTCGCCAGGAAGGCCGCCACGAGCGCGTGCTTCTGCCCGTCGACCGCCGTGCCGAGCGGCTCGTTCGCGGCGTGCACGCGGTCGTCGCCTTGGTGCGTCACCGGTACGATGAACGGCTGCGCGGCCCCGAGCACGTAGCGCCTGATCCCATGCGCGATGCGCCGCATCGTGGCTTCGGCCAGCGGCCGCGCACGCTCGAAGATGCTCTGGCATGGGATCGACCAGTCGATGCACTCGGCCGCAGCGCGGTAAGGCATCAGGCCGGGCCCATGCGACGGCGCTGGCCAGACGATCTGCGCGCCGTCGCAGCGCGCGACAAGGAACAGTCGCTTGCGGATCGTCGGCGCGCCGTAGTCGCAGGCGCGCAGCTCGCGCCACTCGACCGCGTAGCCAAGCTTGCGCAGCTGGGCGACCCAGCGGCGGAATGTGTGCCCCTTGCGCTCCGGGCAAGGCGTGCCGTCGTCGCGCAATGGGCCCCAGTGCTGGAACTCCTCGACGTTCTCGAGCGCGATGATGCGCGGCTTGACTTCGCGGGCCCAGCGGCACACGACCCAGGCAAGACCGCGGCGCCGTCGCGCGCGGTTGCGGTCGCGGAACGGCTTGCCACCGCGCGCTTTCGAATGGAAGGTGCAGTCCGGTGATGCCCACAGCAGGCCGACCGGCCGTCCAGCGGTCACCACGCGAGGGTCGACCTCAAAGACGTCGGACACATGGTGCAGCGTCTGCGGGTGGTTCGTCTGGTGCAGGCTCACCGCTTCTGGGTCATGGTTGACCGCGATGTCGACGTGCCGCCCGATGGCTTGCTCAATCCCTGTGCTTGCGCCGCCGCCCCCGGCGAAGAGATCGATCACGAGCTCGTCGGCCAGCGGCAGGATGAACTGGCGTACCGTCACCGCACCGCCCTCGCCGCACACGTCCCCGCCTCCGTCGCATAGCGCCCTATCCCCAGCCGCGACAGTTCTCCACCGCGGAACGTCCGCGGGTAAACCTGCAGCCGCGGATCGATGCTCGGCGCCGGCGCTGCGACGACCGTGACGGCCGCACGCGGCGGTGCGATCGGGCTGCCCGGCTTCGGGATGTAGCTCATGCCACCCCCTCAAGTGGGATAGCAACGGCTATCACGATCAACGATGCTCGACGCATGGATGGCCTACGCCGCAACGACTTCGGGAGCACCTTCCGCGCCGACCAACTCGGGCCAGATGCGGTGCCAGTCGTTCGGCCGCAGATCCCAGCGACGCACAGCGCCCCCGGTCTCGCGCTCGATCGCCACCGCGTTTTCCGGCGATGGCACGCGGTCGGCATAGCCGTGCTGCCACTGGCGGATCTGTGCGTCGCTCTTCACGCCGGTGGCGGCGCGCAGTTGCGCGACCGTCAGCGACCCTGGCCGGCGTAGGTATTCGTTCAGCGTCATGGGGGCCGATTCTGTAGCAGAAGCTACCGGAATGCAAATAGCCAAGGCTACCGGCCCGATGGATACCTTGTGGCAAATGCCACATCCGCCCGATCAGGAGTACCGCCGCAGGCGTTTGGATGCCCTAGCGCATCATCCCGACTTTAATAGCCGCGCCGCGCTCGGGCGGGCCCTGGGCTACCGAGACGGGGCCTTCGTGCGGCAGATGATCGCGGGGGAGCGCCCGATCAGCGAGAAGACGATCGCGGCCGTCGAAACGCTGAGAGGCGGCAAATTCAGGGGCTGGTTCGATCACGGCCCTCTGGTGGCCAGCGAACCACCTCCCCCGGGCGATTTCACGCGCCGCGCACCGCCGTCGCAGTCGGAATGGGCCGTCCTCGAGGATCTGCGCGTGCTGCCTCAGAACGAGCGCCAGGCCCTATTGGCAGACGTGCACACCCGCGCCGAGGTGTACCGGGCCTATACACGCGAGGTGTTGGCCCGCGTGGCGAAGAAGGAGCGATCATGATGATCCGACTTGCCCTGGCGGCCTGCCTGGTGGGCTGCGCTACAACGTCAGTCCCCACCGCTGAGGCCTTACCTGTGCCCGCATCTCGGATCCTCAACGCAGGATTCGTACAGCCTGCCGCCGGCGCATTCGCTATCACCATCAAGCGCGATGCCGGCATGAATACAGGCGCCTGCGGGACGAAGGTCTGGATCAATGGAGCGCCGGTCGCCGAAGTTCGGACCGCCGAAAAGGTCGTTGTATACCTGAAGCCTGGCAGCTACATGCTCGGCGCCGAGACAAACCTGCCCTGCGCTGGCCGCCTGGCCGAGCTGCAGATGATCGTCGGCCCGAGTCACCCAACAACCTACCGCATGGGCTACGGCACGAGCGGCGAATTCGCGCTTAGCCCCTCAGCCTTCTAAGCGCCCCCCAGCAAGACCAGCCCGCCGAGTGCGGGTTTTTTCACGCCTTCCGTTCGGACGGGTAGCGTTTGCTATTGACACGGGCAATAGCTATCGCTACAGTCTCTCCCATGCCGCAACGAATGCGGCGGGAGCGACAGAGATGCACACCACCACCATTCACACCGCCTGTGTCCTGGCCCGCGCCTATGCACGCTACAGCATCCAAGGCGCCTGCCGCCTGCTCATGCAAGCCGGCGTTGCCCTGAACGACGCCGCGCGCTACGTCTTCGCCGTGCTGCGCGCGCAGCGCTCGCAGGAGGCCGCATGAACGCCGACCTGACCGAAATTTGCCTCGACGAAGTGTTGGCCGACGTGGGCACCTTCGGCGATTGGCTCGCCGGCGACTGCATGGGCAAGACCGCAGACGCCTCCTTCTGCAACCGGCTGGGCTACTACCTGCTGCAGGGCAAGACCGTCGAGGTCGCCAAGGCGCGGCCCTCCGATCTGCTGTTCGTGCTCATGACCGACACGGACCCGGCGGTGGTGATCAAGGCCCGCGCCGAGCTGCGCGACCGCTACCTCTGCGAGCGATCGTGCGACGTGATGGAGAAGGTGTGGGCCGAGCAAGACGCCAAGGCTGCCGAGCGGAGGTTCGGATGAACCGCTACTACCTGAGCGAGACCGCTCGCGCGCGCCTCGCCGCCGAGTCTGCCCGCATCCGCCGCGAGCTGGCCGCCAAGCGAGAAGCCCGCGAACTGATCCGCCGACTGACGCAACGCATCGGAGTCATCAAGTGAACGTCACTGCCATCGGAGCCCCACGGGGCCGCAAAGTCACAGAGGCCGACCTCGATCGCCGGCAGGCCGAGCGCTCGCACGTCATCGGCATGCACGGCGCCATGAAGCCGCGCCGCGCCAGCGGCCCGCCGCGCAACACGCGCAACAGCGGCGCGCACCCGGTCGACTGGATCCTGCTGGCCGCGCTGGTCGGGCTGCTGGCTGTGGCTGCTGCGGGGTGGCTGCGATGAGCATGGTCATGCTACCGAGCGGCCGGCGCGTCTGGCAGACCAGCACCGGCGTGCGCATCGGCCTCCTCGCGCAGCCGCGGCGCCAGCAGCAGGGCTCGCACGCCGACCTGTGGCAGCGCGTGCTGTGCGCTCAGCTGCCGCGCGAGTGGAGCGAGACGCCGCGAGTCATACCGCTCAAGCCGCCGCTGTGGCGGCGCATCGTCAGGTGCTTCAAGGGAGTCTTCGCATGAACGCACACGAAACCTGGCTGCAGGCCCGCCGCACCGGCATCGGTGGCAGCGACGTGGCCGCAATCCTTGGCCTGTCGAAGTGGAAGACGCCGCTGCAGGTGTACCAGGAGAAGCGCGGCGAGCTCGGCCCTCAAGCCGACAACGACGCGATGCGTTGGGGCCGCTACCTAGAACCAGTGGTGCGCCAGGCCTACGCCGACGAGACAGGCCGCGAGGTGCGCGTCCCGACTGACATGCTGCGCAGCCAAGTGCACGACTGGATGGTTGCCAACGTCGATGGCATCGCCGGCGTCGGCAGCCAAGCTGACCCGTTTCGCGTTTTCGAGGCCAAGACCGCGCGCACCGCCGAAGGTTGGGGCGAGTCCGGCAGCGACCAGATCCCGCAGCCATACCTGCTGCAAGTGCAGCACTACCTGTACGTGACGGCGCTGCACATCGCTGACGTGGCGGTGCTCATCGGCGGCAGCGACTTTCGGCTCTACGAAGTGCCGGCCGATCGCGAGCTGCAGGACATGCTCGTTGATGCCGAGGCCGAGTTCTGGCAGCGCGTGCAGAAGGGCGAGCCGCCAGAGCCCGTCACCGTGGCCGATGCCGTCGCCCGCTGGGGCCGCGCAAGCCGTGCCGAAATGGTGCCGGCCGACGACGAGACGATGCGCGCCGTCGCTGCGCTGCGCGAGCTGAAGGTGCAGCGCGAACACCTCGACATGGCCGAAGAGCAGTGGAAGGCGATCGTCATGCGCACGCTCGGCGAGCGCGACACGCTCGTCGGCCCTGACGGCAAGACCCTGTGCACGTGGAAGGCAAGCGCAGCGCCGAAGCGATTCGATACCGCCGCCTTCCGCGCCGCTCACCCCGACCTCGCCGAGCAGTTCACCAAGGCCGGCGAGCCGAGCCGTCGTTTTCTCCTGAAAGGTTGACCCATGAACGAAGTCGAGACACGCTTGGCAAACCCGTTCGGCGACGTGCCGATCGCCGCCAGACCGAACGGCGGCGCCGTCGCGCAGAGCGACCAGCAGCGCGCCATCGCCGAGGTGCAGGCCGCGATGATGATCGCGCGAATGAACCCGCGCGACCCGATCGCGGCAATGGATCGCATCCTGAATGCCTGCACGCGGCCGACGCTGGCCGACGCGGCGGTCTACCAGTACAGCCGCGGCGGCAGCGACGTCAGCGGCCCGTCGATCCGCTTGGCCGAAGCGATGGCACAGCAGTGGGGCAACTTCCAGTTCGGCATCCGCGAGCTGGAGCAGCGCAACGGCGAGAGCACCGTGCAGGCCTTCGCCTGGGACGTCGAGACGAACACCCGGCGCGAGGTCACGTTCCAGGTGCCGCACATCCGCCACACGCGCCAGGGGTCAAAGCGGCTCGAGGATCCCCGCGACATCTACGAGATGGTGGCGAACCAGGGCGCCCGCCGACTGCGCGCGTGCATCCTGGCCGTGATCCCTGGCGACGTCACCGAGGCCGCGGTGAGCCAGTGTGAGACGACCATGAAGGCCAAGGCCGACACCTCGCCCGAGGCTGTGCAAAAGATGCTCACCGCCTTCGCCGAATTCGGTGTCACCCGCGAGCAGATCGAGAAGCGCATTCAGCGCCACCTTGACGCGATCCAGCCGGCGCAGATCGTCGCGCTGAAGAAGGTCTACGCCAGTCTGCGCGACGGCATGAGCGTCGCCGCAGATTGGTTCGATCCGGTCGAGCCAGCCCCGGGCACTACGCCGTCGAGCGCCGGCGACAAAGTGAAGGACGCGATCCGCAAGCGCAGAGAAAAGGCCGTGTCGCCGGCCGCGCAGCAGGCGAAGACGCTGGCCGACTACGTGGCCGCAATCGACGGCGCCACCAGCCGGGCGACGGCGGAGATCGAACTCGGCATGGCGCGCGACGAGCTGACGCCGAGCGAGTTCGCCGAGCTGGAGCGGGCGTTCGCGATCGCCTGGACCGAAGTGCCGGGCGGCGAGGTGGCGTGATGGTGACACGCGTCTACCGCATCACCATCGGCGACAACGACCGGCTGGTGCGCGCCTCGCACCCGAGCCAAGCCCTGATGCACGTCGCCCGCGACATCGCCAGCGTGTGCGTCGCCAGCCAGCAGGATCTGATCGACTGCCTGGCTGACGGCATCCAAGTCGAAGACATCAAGCCCGAGCAACGCGAGCTGCCCGCCTGAGTTTCCACAGGGCGACGGATCGGACGCAAGGTCTCCTCCCTACCGAACGCATTCCCGCTCCATCGCGCAAGCGACGCCCTCTTTCCCTCTTTACCCCCCGCGGCAAAGCCGTACATCGACAGGAGAAGCCTGAATGAAGCAGATCATCATTGCCCAGCGCGGCTGGGTGTTCGTCGGTGATGTCGCCCGTAGCGGCGACGATGTGACCATCACCGACGCACAGTGCATCCGGCGGTGGGGCACCACGAAGGGCCTAGGCGAGCTGGCCAGCAACGGACCGCAGAAGTCCACCGTGCTCGACAATATGGGCACCGTACGGCTGCACGCGCTGGCCGTGGTCGCGTCGATCGACTGCGAGGAGGACAAGTGGGCCGCGCGCTGATCGACGGCGAAGCCGTGGCAACGAGTCGCCGCTACGGCGACGGCTACGGCGACGGCTACGGCGACGGCGACGGCTACGGCGACGGCGACGGCGACGGCGACGGCTACGGCGACGGCTACGGCGACGGCGACGGCGACGGCTACGGCGACGGCGACGGCGACGGCGACGGCGACGGCTACGGCGACGGCTACGGCGACGGCTACGGCGACGGCTACGGCGACGGCTACGGCGACGGCTACGGCGACGGCTTCTGAAAGATCGAAACGCGCGGCTTCGCCGCGCGCACTCCGAAAGGCCCCTTGCCACCATGTTCGAGATCACAAACCCCACCACCGCCACCCTCGTCTCCATCACCTCGCGCAGCGAGAAGCATGGCGACGACGAAGTGCCGGCCGTGTCATACGGCCTCAAGATCACCGGCGCCGCAACGCTGCTCGATCTGCTAGACAAAGATCTGCGCAGCGCGATCTATCACTCGCCGCGGAACAAGACGATAGAGGGCGTCGATCCGGTGGCGCAGACGCTGCGCTGCGCCGCCATCGAGCACCTGAGCGTGAACGTCGGGCCGTTCGAGGGCTGGACGCTCAACGTCGATCACGGCATCGACGAGGAGACGCCGATCACGTTCGGCGGCTGCAAGGTCGACAAGTTCAGAATCGCGCCGATCGAAGGCGGCAGCGTCGAACTGAGCCTACGCGTATGCACCAGCGACATCAGCGCCGAGGCCGTGGGCCTGATGGCGATGCAAATCGGGCAGGACATCGAGATCACGCTCGTCGCGCCGAAGGTGAAGGCCGAGGGCAAGCCGACGCTCAGCGCAGGTTAAGGCGGCGTCAGTGTTGAAGGCGCCGTTATCCGTGCAAAGTGAGCAAGTGAAGAACTGGATTGTCAGGGCTTTGGGATTGCGCGGTAGTTGGAAATGGGCATGCAAGCAAATGGACCGCGGCGAATGGGTAAGACCAGCACACGCAGCCGGGACGGTGAAATACAGG